CTCGTTGATTGTGATGGGAATCTTGTATTTTCTAGCTTGAGTGTTAAGCTCTGTAGCAGCTCTCCGTTTTCCTGCACCCAAGTGTCCAGCGTGCCTAAGAGTTTTTCCCGCAAAACGTATAGGCGACTCGTATCCAAGTTTCCGTTTGGAATAGTCATCTTCAGTTCCACCGAAAAACCACGAAGCTGTGAGAGCGTGGATATCGTGCTCATCATACATCCTTAATGTAGTCTCATCATCTGCTAATAAGGCTACTACCCGCGCCTCAGCTTGAGAGGAGTCTACCTGCAAGAATACTTCACCTTCGTCTGGTATGTATTGTTGACGGACATCTTGACCAATATCACCATGCTTGGTCATGGTTTGAAATGCTGTGCCTAATACCTTCTTCTTATTCTTCCCATGTTCATCCTTTACTTCGACCATAGGTCTAATAGGTGGGTCTTGCTGACCCGTTGAAGTTCTACCAGTTTCGAGGCAGAGATAGTAGGTAGTTCTCATACGCCCATCAAAGTCTGGTAGGGCCATGAGATATGTGGAAATAGTCTTACGGACTCTCCTGTGTTCAAGGATTAATTCGATTACCTTACGGTGAGTCTCATCCTTAACTCGCGGAGAATTCAGTAATGCAGTTAGTTCTTCCTCACCAGTTCCCCTCTTAGACGCGAGGTTATACACGCCATATAGTAAGTCCTGAACCTGACGCCATGAATTAACATTCAGTTCATCACCAGTTAGATGGAATAGTTCGTATCGCAGTTTCTCATCCCATTCGATATACTTACGGATTAACTCGTCGCGCTTCTTCTCGTCGATTCTGAATCCTACAGTCTCGATATCCAGATAAAGAGAATGAAGGGGCATTAGAAACTTTTCATAAAAGTCCCTCTGACCCAATTCATCCAAGTCTCTATCCATAGCGAGGTCAATCTCTTTAGTAACGCAAGCATCTCTCGCACATCCAAGTAGTAAGTCCTCAATCTTTCCTTCGTACATTCCTTCATTTTTGTAGAACGGCTCCCTTGTATAGATAGATGTATTGAATGCTAAACCCTTCGGGAGTTCAGGATTAACAGCGAATGCCTTAAGCATCGTATCAGATGCGAGGGACTTGACTGTAAATCCTAGACGGACTATCTTATCTTGGTCATACTTGAAGTTCTGACCTACTATATCATTACTGGATAGAATCTGATTGAGTAGAATCCAACATGAGGTCAGGTCTGAGTTGGGTATATTACTAATTCCGTCGCAGTTCCAGAGTGGGACAGTGATTCCTTCATTTGGTGTAAAAGCAAGTCCAATACAAATCGGAATACAAGTTCCGCCTGCTTCGATGTCCACGGCGGGTCTAGAATTACTTTTGTTTCTCCGTATGAAATCATCAAGTTGGGCACTATTGCGACAGATTGACAACGCTCTACTTGGTAGGTTGACTTCATCTGTAAGAGACTCCTGATAAGCTCTCTTAAAGTCGAATACCATTACCTGTCTGTTCCAGTATCCTTTTACCTCACTGTCAGACATATGAAGAAGATGAGCAGGATGATAAGTGGCAACAAACTTCCTGCCCATACCAACCATAATAGAGCCTCTATAGTCACTAATTTTCTTCTGACCTGATAAAGCCCATAGTGCAGTTCCTCCAAGTGCGAGGATACAGTTAGGTTTGATTGAATTGATTTCGTTCTGGAGCGCGGTAAGTTGTTCATGAATATCTATCCCTGCATTTCTGGCTCTCACTGAGAATGGAATCTTCTTTTCTTCTGAGCCTGGGACGAAGTATTTACAGACATTAGTTACCCAACAGGATTCTCTTTGGATTCCTGCATCCTTCAATAGTCTATCTAACTCACGACCTGATGGACCTACAAATGGTCTACCATGTTCTACCTCAACATACGACGGAGACTCTCCTAGTATCATGAGCTTCGCGCCTATTGGCCCATGACCGGGAACATATTTATCGTGCATGATTTACCTTTTTTAAGGCTTCTTCTCTAGTCCTACAAGTTAGTATCTTTTCATCTGTATGACTAGCTTTGGCTATCTTTAAGTTCTCACTAACTAATGCGACACTTACTCCAAAGTATGCGGCAGTTTGTGTAATAGTCCAGTTCTTATTGTGATGCGAGTGAGAAAGATGGAATATCTCCATGATATGAACCTTATTGGACCATCTATTCTCCTGTAGATAGCGTTCCAAAAAGGTTATTTGACTCATTCCATTACCTTAATCTTTATTGCTCTCCATCCCTTAGTCGGGACGTTTACGGGGGTGAACTCAACATTCATTCCTAACTTCAAATCCTTAAAGTTTAGCGTATCTCCTTGAAGTGAGGTCCAGTGAAAAAAGATACGGGTAAAGGCAATATCCTTACTGATAATAAATCCCCAACCTTTATCCGATACTTTGATAATCTTACCTAATGCCCTTTGCTCGTCCATTATTGGCTCCACAATAAAGCGGGGGAATGACCAGTCTATACGTTCTCTAACGAGAATACGTCGGCCATTCCCCCTATCACCAGATGAACCTCGCAAACCTAGTCTCTCAATCCCTATATAGCTCCCAACTCTATACAGGAAACTCCCAAGCCCCAAGGAGTTATGAGAGATTTTGGTTATGATTCTTCTGGTGAGTCCTCGCCTTCCTCATCAGTTTCAATCAGTTCATCATCTTCATCTTCCAGTTCTTCCTCATCGACGATGATTTCTGATTCTTCGATTTCCTCTGGAGGGAGGATATCCTCTGCTGTGCAGATAGTAATATCTTCCGTTCCGGTAATCTTCTCAAAGTTGTCATCAAAGTAACTCATTGGAGTTCTCCTTAGTAGTGAAAAAGTAGGGTGGGATGCAGAGGAGGGAAAGGAGCCCTCTATGGTTATTCCCCTACTGATATTCACCATACATCCCCAATAACTAACTACTCACCACGAACCTGACGATACTTGTGATTGACCTGATTCTTCATCCGGCCCTGCCAAGTATCGTTCTCGATGAACACGTCGATTTCCTTGCCCGATGCAGCGTTAAGGTCGAATCGCGCACCAGCCTTAACATCCACACCGAAAGCCTGAAGGAAACCGACTGCGAAGCCGATAGCCTTCGAGTTGAAGTTCCACTCAATAGGAACTCCCTTGAACTCCTCGCTACCGTTATCCGCATTCTTCAGGATAACACCTTCCACGGGATAGTTGGTCGAACCACCATCCTTAGAAGGTGCCTCACCGATATTGTCAATGCGGACACGATACCAGGCCGGCTCCACAATCTTACCACGGAGCAAATCCTTTTCGCTGAAGCTGATAACAGGCATGACACTCTCCTAGAACTTGACTGACGTTGGTGTTTGTCTGAGACTGTTGATGGCTGGAAGGATGTATTTGTCGTAGAGTTTGTCACCTCCGAAGATAATCTTCTTGTCCAGTGGTAGAGCTGTTCTTGCGAAGTCGTCTCCTGTGTGTTCTGTTAATAGGCTATACTGACCTCCTTGTGATGCGTCGAATCCCCTATCTATGTTAAAGTGGTATACTTCACCACAATAGGCGGGGATTTTAGCGGCAACCTTCTTGCTAGCAGTCACAATAGTCCTACTAATATGAGTCTCATTAGTAGTCGTATTGCGATACTCAGCCTGAATCACATGAGCAATCAGAATGACATTCACCTTATGGAAGGAGTGAATGTCCTTAGTGATTGCAATCAGCTCACTTAACGCTGAGGATTCTGCACCATAGTCCTCAAGTTCGTTAACCTGAATACCTGCGATAGACTTGCCAGCCTGAGCACCAGACTGTCTTTTCATGCCCTGTTTCATCCTCATCGTCTGACGAAGAATCATGTCTGTGCATGAAGTAACTGAATCAATGATGACTGTCTTGAATGGGCAATTCAACTGTAATTGCTCAAGTTTGGCCCTCGCCTTACTCCAGTCATCATAGTCATCAAATGAAACTTGCTTAGGGTCAATACCCCATCTACTCATAGGAAGGAGTAATGCATTCATCTTCCTATCCCATGAGAACCAATACTGAGGAGTTGGAAAGGATAGAGCCTCAGTCGATTTGCGTGTTCCTGGCTCTCCCTTGAACATACAATACAGAGCATCCGATGAGACTGATTCCATTGTAGTCATATTTTGTTCTCCAAGAATGCTTCGATGGACTGAATCTGCTGCTGTTTCTTAGTTGACTTTGTGCAATCCTGACAATGTGGTCTTGCAAGAGTCATAGCTAACTTAGTCATAATCATAGGTTCTTCGCATCTGTTACACTCACAGAG